ATGGCACGAAACCAGTCTGCTGTTTGGGCGCGTATCGGTCAAATGACTTTGCAGTTGTACCGTGCCTACGCCCAACAATCAGGCATGGTGCGATCACAAACGATCACCACCCAGCAAGGATCGACCGTCCAATTTGAATGGACAGCCGAAGACATTGACGAAACACCCCAAGTCAAAGTCCCGTTAGACGCAACCGCACCACGATCCAAGATCGCAACCCAGTCCGTCATCACATCGCTGGCACAAACATTCCCGGCAGCATTCCAAAACATTGACGGTGCAAGCCTGTCAAGACTGCTAGACCTACCCGACCCCAAAGGTTTCATGGCATCAACCGACCCCGATGTCGCCAAAGCAGAATGGGAAAACGGACTACTTATGCAGGCCATACCTGTCATGCCAGCCGACTTTGACGACCACGCCAAACACATCGCCCAACACAACCGTGAACGCAAATCCCCTGCATACGAACTTGCAGCATCGGATGTTCGACAAGCGATTGATGTCCACGTTCAAGCACACCAAAAACTTGCAGCCGACGAAGCCGCAGCACAACTCGCCCAACAGCAACAGATGCCGGGATCAGAAACGCTCCCGCAAGCCAATGAAGCACCTGGCTCATTGGTTCCACAAGCACAAACAGGACAACCACAGGAGATACCCCCACAATGAGCGACATAAGTTCTGACTATGTAGAAGAAGGGTCGTATGACGAATCGTCTGTTGAACCCGAATCAACAGTTAATTGGGAAGACAAGTACCGTTCAGAGGTAGCTGACCGTGTTAAAGAACGCGAACGCTACAAGCCGATTGCACAAACCTTCTCCAAAATGCACCCCGACGACGCTCGCGCCGTACAAGAATTCGCTAACGCTTTCGCCGCAGGAGACACCGATACTGCTGTCCGATGGATGGTAGACAACGCTAGAACCCTTGCTGGGGAACGCTTTGACACCTTCATCAGCCCCCAAGCACAAGCCGCCATTGGTCAGCAAGCCGTCCAAGAAGGCTATCAAGCAGGACTAACCCCCGATCAGGTTGAACAACTTGTCGAACAGCGAATGAACCAGTACGCCCAAGCGCAAGTACAAACACAATACGAACGCCAAATTGAGGAGACACTCGCAGAACATGGACTTCAACCCGATACGCCGTTGGCGACAGCAGCAATCGTCGCCGCTTCCCGCCGACCCGACCTTGATCTTTCCATGGCAATTTGGGAAATGGAAGAACAAGTTCTTGCCCAAGCGCAACAAATCGCTGCAACGCGTGCAGAGGCAGGAAGCCAAATGGGGACACCCATCATCAATGGGCAAGCCTCAACCAACTTCGCAGGACAAAACATGAGACCGCGTGACCGGGCTTTGGCTCGACTTGAACAAAACGGTTTGAACTAAATCGCAACACAGGGGTAGCTCAATCGGGTTGTTTGAGCGTTGTTGACCTCGCCAGTATTGACTCCAATTTATTGGCGGGGAATACCCCATTTGACAAACAGATGTTGTAGTGGTGTAGCATTACTTCTGTACCTCGGACGAGGCGCACCACATACAACCACATAACATCGGAAGATGCAAGGCAACGCTGGATGGCGTGAACCATTGACAAGGTTGTGAACCCCCACATTCACCTACCCTCTTAAAGGAACCCCATCATGCCCGCAACACTCTCAACAGTCGATGCCATTCTCAAGGACGACTACAAGGAATACCTTGACAACCTCAACTCAGCGAACTTCATTCTTTCGCAAATTGAAAGTCGTAAAGACACAGTCCAGGGCCGTATTGCCCGCCACGCAGTCCACCTCGGACGCTCAAGTGGTGTCGGCGCACGCGCCGAAAGCGCAACACTTCCCACCGCAGCCAACCAGTCGTACGCAACCGTCCCGGTTCCCGTGCGCTACGTCTACGGACGCATCCAGCTTTCAGGCCCAACCATCAAGCAGGCTGTCACCGACCGTGGTGCTTTCATTGATGCTTTGGATGCCGAAATGGAAGGCATCAAGGCCGACGCAATGAAGGATGTCAACCGTCAGTTGTGGGGTACGTCAAACGGCGTTATCGCACAATGTGGTACGACTTCGTCAGCAACGACCGTTGTTCTCGCCTCAACCACAGGTACGACCGCCCTTCGTCAGTTGTTCTTTGATGGTGGCATGGTTGTTGACATCGGAACCGTCGCATCCCCGACGACCGTCGCATCAGCTCGTACCATCAGCTCGGTCGACGAAACCAACAAGACCATCGCCATCTCAGGTGCAGCAGTCACGACCACCTCGTCACACTTCGTTTTCCGTAGTGGTGCAGGTGGAGCGTCCAGCAACACGGGTGCGCCTGGCGACGGACAGATCGAATTAACGGGTCTTCAGACCATCGTTGACGACACCGCAGTCCTTCACACAATCAACCCTTCGTCACAGCCGAAGTGGAAGTCCTATGTGAACAGCAACTCAGGAACCAACCGTTCCATCACCGAAACCCTCATTACTGGTTCCATCATGAAGACCCTTACCAATTCAGGTAAGAAGCCTTCATTGTTGGTTTCGGCTGAAGGTGTCAACTTGGCTATCTCCAACTTGTTGCTCTCATTGAAGCGCAACATGGAGCAGACCTCGTTGAAGGGTGGCTACGCAGGTATCCAGTTCTACAGCCCGTCTGTCAGCGGTAAGGGTGATGAAGCCCCCACCGCCTTGTACGCAGACTTTGACTGCCCGAACAACCGCCTGTACGGCATCAACCCTGACGTCCTTGTCTACCACCAGGTTGGCGACGGATTCCAGTTCATGGATCTTGACGGTGCAGTAATGAACCGTAAGCCCGACGTGGATGCCTATGAAGCAACCTTGTACGCCTACGGCGAACTTGCTTGCAAGCAACGCAACGCCCACTTCGTCATCAAGGACATCACCGAGGTGAGTATCTGATGGCAGCTTCAGTCAGTATCACAACTGGCCCTGAAGTACCTGGCTCGCGTAAGGAAGTCGTTGGTGTTATCACTTTTGACAGTTCGTATGCGACAGGTGGGGAAGCAGTCACTTTGGCGCAGTTGGGTCTTTCACGACTTGACTACCTCATTGTGACCGCTGGAATCGGCTATTTGCCAACGTGGGATGGTTCATTGACAGCACCTAAAGTGTTGTTGTACCGTCAGACCGCAGCAACTAGCGCATTCATTGAAGTGCCAAGCACAACCGATATGTCAGCAACGACAGTACGTTTCCTGGCTATCGGCGCATAAACCAAACCCTTAACAAACGAACGAGCCAGCCACTATCGACGGTGGCTGGCTTTTTCGTCTATAATTTCAACATCACCACGAAAGGTTCATGATGGCCACCTACACAGGTTCGGAAGCAATAACGGTTACCCTTGTAGCAAACACCGTTGACACAATCACTTTGACCGGGGCAGGAACCGAACTACGCATTTCGCAAACGTCAACTACTCCGATTTATATTATTACGGCTCAACCAGGTCAGACCCCTGCTACACCTACTGTTGGTGGGGCTGGCACTACCGCCATTATGACCAACTATCCAGTTGTTTTACCGTGGACGGGTAGCGGTATTGTTATCAAAGTTATTTCCGCTGGTACGGGAACAGTTAACTTCACTTTGACTAATTCAAAGTTTGCGCCTTTAGGTGATCTTTCATTGAAAGCAGATTTGATTACGCCTACTTTTACAGGTATTCCTGCCGCACCTACTGCAACAGCAGGAACTTCTACAACTCAACTTGCGACGACTGCGTTTGTTACAACAGCCGACCAGTTATTAGGGACTTACACGGCGTATACGCCGACATTCACTAACTTGACTGTCGGCAACGGTACTCTCGCGGCACAGTACTGTCGTGTCAATAACTTTGTTCACGCTTTCGGTTCACTCACTTTTGGGTCTACTTCAGTGATGTCGTCAAGTCCTTTTTTCACTCTGCCTGTTTTGACTGTCACTGCTGAAATGGGTGCAATTGCAATGGTGATGGGCACTGTTTCCTATATCACCGCCGCTGGCGCAGTCACTAAGGGAACTGTAAACGGGTTCACTGCCCAAAGTTCTGCGCAGTTTTGGGTGATTACGACCTCAGGAGCATACGAAGGCCAGACAGGCCCTACGGCTACTGTTCCGTTCACTTGGGCGACTGGCGACATCATCCGCTGGAACATCATGTATAAGGCGGCATGACATGAATCTTTTAACAGCTAACGAAACCACAGCCACCGATGAAATACTGGTAGAGCGTATGCGTGAAGCCCGAAACCGTCTGCTTGCCGAATGTGATTGGACTCAAGGCGCAGATTCACCAGCCGACTACTTTGTATGGGCGATCTACCGCCAAGCCTTGCGTGACTTCCCCAAAACTTGGACACCAACCCCAACGGTCAACTTCCCCGAAAAGCCGTCGTGAAACCCTCTAAACAAATAATGGCGTAGAGTGTCCTCATGATTAGAGCAGCAAACCTCATGGGAGAAGTAGAAGGCGGTAGCCAAATGGCTGAAGTCGCCTTTGACGTATACGACATCGCCACCCGCATCCAAAAGGGTGACGAGTCAGGCTGGCGAGGTGACCCCAGCGCATCACTCATGTTCAACCCGATCATCGGACGATTTGAAGTGTGGATGGTAGACGCTACCGGGACACCATATGTCGCCTGCTCACACCACCGTGCCGACCACACTCTGATTGTCAAGTTAATCGAGGGTGACTGGCAAAAAGGTAAAGCACTCCACGAAGACCTGCTCAAAAAGAACAAGGCTCTCCTAGCATCGCACGAAACAGAAGAGAAAGAAAAACGACTAGAATTAGCAGACAAGTTGCATTGGGCGTTAATTAAGGATGTCGGCCACTTGGGTGGATCCAACAAGCGCAGTATCAGCATGAACGAGAAAGGTAAGTAAATATGAATTTACTTGACTTGCGTAATGCTGTCAAAGACCGTTTAGCGATCCGTTCAGACGGTTCAAGCAACAGCCTTGACGGACTTATCACTAACGCCTATGTGAACACTTCTATAGACGATGCCCTCAACCGAGTCAGCATGGAACGTGACTGGTGGTGGCTAGCAACAACCGCAACCCTGTCATTTGATACCACCAACGGCACAGCAGCACTACCGTCAGATTTCATGCGAGCGCAACAATTAGTCATCAACGGCTCAACTGTTGAATTTGTGCCACTTGAAACCCATCTAAATCCAAACTCTAACGGCCCTTCATACGCATACACGATCTACGGTTCACAAGTACACATTGCACCCATACCTACAACAACCACACCAGGGAAATTGTATTATTTCCGCAACGAACCAGCCCTCTCGACACAAGCCACCCCCGATACCAAGTCACCGTTGATGCCCGTGGTCTACCACAAGTGCATCGTCGCTTACGCCAGCCACCTGTGTGCAGCCCGTCGCCAAGATGAGCAACGAGCAGCTTTGTATCTCCAGGAGTACGGCAACTTCTTAAAATCAATGAGCGACGACAACCGTGCCACGATCCAACGTCGTATCAAGTTCTCACGGTCAATGTCAGACGCAGCCTGGAGTTAACTAATGGGATCATTTCAGATCACCTACGACGACTTTTCAGGTGGCCAGTACATGGGCAACAAGTCAACAAACTTGCCTAAAAACAGTTGGCACGGTGACAGCGTTATAGCGACACCTAATGGAAAGTTGATTTCTACTGGAAGTTCTTTGGCAGCTAGTAAAACCTATGCGGTAGGCACAACTGGGACAATCTACGATCATTGGGTTATTGGTACAGATTCATATGTATTTATTGACACATTTAATGTAACGTCGCAATCGGCATTTGTCAAAACCGCCAATGTTAACAATGGATCCACTTTCCCAATTACAACAACTACCAGCAACTTGACAGGAACTCTTGCTGGCAAAGTTTCGTATTATCCAGCAACTTCGTTGTTCTATTACATTAGTACCGCAGGAAACATTTATTCAGTAAGTACAACAGGAACCGTCACTCTTGTGTCAGCGGAGTTTGTGGGTCTTGGCTTATTAGATATTGCCGCATACGGATACCGTCTAGTCGCATGGGGCGGAACAAACGCAACAGCCAAAAAACGCCTCTACTATTCCGACACCACATTAGCCACCTGGTCAACCGCTGGTTACTACGAATTTAACGGGACGATCCTTAACGTGTTGCCTCGAACAAACGACTTGCTTGTTGTTTGCGACACCGGGGTCTTCAGCCTTGTCGGCGTACTTGGCTCATCAGTAACAAACCAACTGATCGTCCCGCAAGAAAACATTACTGAAGGCATGAGAGACGCAACGGTTGTTGGGCGCGAAATGTATTTCTTAGACCAACTTGCTAACGGTTCATTGGATGGTCGTATTTATAGTTTGGTCGGCGCAACCGTTGTACCAACAGAAACACTTGACATTGACGATGTTTCGGCTCAAGCTGGTCTTGAACAAGCACGAATTATGGTTATCAACGATGGTCGTCTTGTAGTAATGATGCGTAACGACGTTTGTTATGCAGAAACATCAAAAGGTCAATGGGGACGACACAGTATCAATACTGGATTTACTCTTAATCCAAATAGCACTAAACAACAACAAGTAGGTCGAGCAGGGCCAAATTCGCTTAACGAATTCTTTATGGTTGCCTCATTTTCAAGCACTACAAGAACACTTTATATTGAGCGATTTATTCACAATGTTGTTGTGCCAACGCCGACAAACGCAAACATTACGATTTCAGGTAGTGGTTCTAGCGCAAGTTACCCAACAGGAAATGTGACATTGCCTGAATATTGGCATTCAAAACCGTTTACCGTCAAAGAAATATTTATTGAATACAGCGTTGCTAACGACATTTTATGCACCCCTAGTATTTCTGCACAAATTATTCCTACAGGAAACGTGGATGTCCTAGTAACAAACATTGCAAATATCACATCTACTCAAGAACCAAACATTGCTCAAGCAAATACAGTATCTAACACAAATGTGTTTGAACGCTTCCGACCCAACAATGCCAGCATAGGCTTCGGTGCTAAAACCTATTTAAGTTTTAGTGCTGTCAGTATCAAACGTGTAATCCTGAATTGCGAAGATTGACATGGCGTTTAACTACACGTTTCGATCTGACGACGTTTCAGGTTGGGATGCCGACACCCGCGACCTTGTCGAGAACCGTGACCGGGAACTGGAGTTGTACTCAACCACAATTGACGACTCGTTCCTAAACCTAAACGCAAACAACCTTACTTCGGGAACAGTACCTTCAACGCGCATCACGGGCTCATACTCAGGAATCACACAAGTTGGAACACTTTCAGCTGGTATCGCAAGTTACAGCATTGGTGATACTGGCCCTGCGGGTGGAAAAGTATTTATTACACCATCAACATCAGGTAATACGACAGGTTTATATTTTGAAGTTGCTCCAGTAGCAGCGGAAGTACTAAGATCCTGGGCGCAATTTTCCCCAATAAACTATCAGGCTACGTCAGCCCCATTAGCACAATTTAATACTATTGGATCAGGTAAATCAAATACTGTTGCTATTGTTAATCAAGGAAATAGCAACAGTAGCACTTGCGCTGCAAAGTATTGTGATGATTTTACATATAATGGGTTTAGTGATTGGTTTTTAGCGTCAAAAGACGAACTTGCCGAAATGTATACAAATCGAGTTGTTCTTGGTAACAATTTTTCACCTGACCCCTATTGGAGTTCTTCTGAGTACGACGCCAACAACGCGTGGCTCCAGGATTTCTACTTCGGCTATCAGAACTACTACCGCAAGAGCCCCACGTTCTACGTCCGTCCCGTGCGTTCTTTTTCAGCAATCGGGTTAAATGTTATTGGATCTACAGTAGTAAGAGCGGCTGCCACTCAAGACGGGGTAATTATTACTGGGGGGGGTTTTGGCATATATGATTATGCCGTCACAATTTTGCCCACTATTTTGACAGCATCTAGAAATGTTACGTTGCCTGATGTTAGCGGGACAATGATTACGACAGGCAACTTGTCCAGTATTACTAGCGTTGGAACTTTGAGTTCTCTAAATGTTACTGGTACTGTTGGTATAGGTATTGCGGTTCCAACATCCAAACTTCATGTCGTCGGCTCTTTCAGTCGAGGCGCACCAGTAACAAAAACTGCCAACTTCACTTTGGCTGACAGCGAAAACTGGATTATCTGTAACGGTACAGGTTCCATTACTGTGACCTTGCCTGCTGCTAGTACACAAGTGGGTCGCGAAATATCTTTGAAAAATATTGCAGCGTTCACCGTTGTTTCTGCCTCATCCAATGTTGTGCCGTTGGTTGGCGGTGCTGCTGGTACTGCCATCCTGCCTGCTACCGCAGGGTCATGGGTTACTCTAGTATCTGACGGCACTAACTGGATTATTATGCAATCATGATAAATTGAGTTAGTCCACGAAGTCATCGCCAACGAACACGACGCAATCGGGTAAGGTGCAATTTCCCGACACGCCTTAGGAGAAAAGAATGTCGAAACCAAGCCTTCTGTCCGATATCTCAGCAATCAACAACGCCAGGTACGTCCCGGTGTGCGGATACCAAACCCTGTTAGAAACACTAGACAAACCCGACCAGGTTGACCTAGACACCGCAATGTCAGACCTTGGTATTCAAGGCTCCGCAATCGAGCGAGCGTTACGCCAACGAGGACATACCATCACTTCGTCGACTTTGCGTCGCCACCGACGAGGGGACTGTTCTTGTGGCAGGATTAGCTGAAGACATCACCCGCCTAGGCGAAACTAAACGCTTGTCGCTGGGTCGCATCGCAGACCTGCTAGACCGCAACGGCATCGACTTAGACGAGGTAGGCAAGATTCAGCGTGTCTCGCTATATCAGTCGCTCACCAAGAACGACGAAGGCGAAGCCGAATTACACGACCTGACAGCGATCCAGTTCTCTCCTAAATGGGCAGAAGGCCCCGAATGGCCAGTCATCCAGCCAGGGCCAGTAGTCAAGTTGCCAGCCCGCAAACCTGCCAAAACTATTTCAGGATGGCGTAATTGTGCCGTACTGCCCGATATGCAGATTGGCTACTACAGAGGCGTAGACGGGCAACTACACCCCACACACGACGAACAAGCAATCAAGGTCGCAATAGACATCGTCAAAGATGCCAACCCGCAACTTGTGGTACTTGTAGGCGACAATTTAGACCTTCCTGAAATGTCCAAATACCGTCTGACTGCCCCATACCAGCAGACCACCCAAGCCACTATTGACCGTGCCACCCTGCTCGGCTTTGAACTTCGTGAAGCAGCACCCGACGCACGGATCGTATGGCTCGCAGGCAACCACGAAGAACGACTCCCCCGGTATCTGATAGACAACGCCAGCGCAGCATTCGGACTTCGACGAGGCTCATCCCCCGAATCATGGCCAGTCATGTCAGTACCGTTCCTATGCCGACTAGACGAATCCAACGTGGAGTATCTACCTGGATACCCTGCCAGCCACATTTGGATCACAGAAAACCTCAAAGTCATCCACGGCGACAAAGTTGCTAGCGGTGGAAGTACCGCACACAAGTATCTTGCCACCCAAAAAGTCAGCGTGATCTACGGACATATCCACCGTCGAGAATGGGCAGAACGCACAAGAGACGACCACGACGGCCCATCCACGATCCTCGCAGCATCCCCAGGTTGCCTAGCTCGCATAGACGGCGCAGTCCCCAGCACCAAAGGTGGCGTAGACTTAGACGGTAGACCCCTCGTCCAACACGAGGACTGGCAACAAGGACTAGCCATCATTCCGTTTGATCCCGAAACCAACAAATTCTGTTACGAACAGATCGCTATCCACAACGGGTGGGCGATGTGGCGCGGTAAGAACTACGGGCAATGAAACCTGTACTTGTCATATGGAACGATGCTCATGCCGGGACATTCCAATGGGAGCGCATTGAAGACCTTGTGGATAACGACCCGTACGAAGTTAAATCTGTCGGTTTTTTAATGTCAACCAAGGCTGGTGGCAAACGAGGTCACGTCTCGATTACTCAATCTTGGTCGGCTGATAGTTGTGTAGACTCGGTACTCCACATCCCTGCCAAAATGGTTGTCAGGGTCATTAACTTGGCCGAGGAAACCGATGAATATCTCAATAAAACTGGTACAAACAGCCCTGCATTACCTGAAGCGAGCAACCCCACGGGGTCGTGAAGAAGAAGACGAACTAGCCAATCTGATCTATGCGCTAGAAAAGTTGCTTGACAAGAAAAAATAGCAATGGGCAGCAACTACAACATTCACGCACCCGACGATGACAATTACTACTACTGTCCGTCCAAAGAATGCCCGTGCAACGGAAGTTCCACCCACCGCGACGACTACTGGCGCACCAATTCCTACGGTTACGACTCAACCGCCGACTATGAAGAAGCTCACGCCAACTTCAAGCGAGTCTTCCCTGATTACGACTAGACTAGAAGCCATGAACAGGACGGCAAAGACAGCATTAGTAGCATCAATAGTGCTAGCCTGCGCTCTACTATCCCAATGCTCAGACAGGTACAGGTATCCTTGTGACAACCCCGCCAACATCGGAAAACCCGAATGCTCGACCGCAACGGTCAGTCCCGCCCCGTAAAAAGCGCATGAATCAAAACGAACTAGACGCTCGACTGCGCTTCTATGTCGGTATCGGACTAATCATCATCGTCGGACTAATCGTCTGCACAATGCTCTACGGACTGCTATTCGTCGTACAGCCCCTGGACTCACAATCGCCTAATGACAAAGCAATGCTTGATATGCTCGGCCCGATTTGCTATACCTTAGTGGGAGCTGCCGTCGGGATAGTCGCGACACGCAACAACCGCCAAGACCCACCATCCGAATAACTAGGAGCCTGCCATGCCTCTCATCCAAGCCAACATCATTTTCACCATTGACACAGACTTTGTGCCACCCGAAATACCGGGAATGGACACCCACGACGGCGATGTCGTCCCACCCATCTCAGGTGCTGAACAAGTCGTGTACGAAGTGTTCAAGAAGATACAAGAAGTGCTACCCGAAAAGGTACACGCCTTCATACACACATCTACCCTGCTAGAACGCTAGTTCTTCTGCTAGCGTGTCACGGATGGCACGCAAATACACAGGCTACGACGGCGACGCAACTGGTAAACAAGCTGGTTTAGAAGAACTCGTACGTCAACTATGCACTAAATTCCCGTTATGGAACAACGGTACTTGGGTCGTTCGCGATATGAAGAACGCCAACCTCAAAACACCCAAGCCTTCAGTACATTCGACGGGACGTGCCGCCGACCTCTCATGGCGCAAGTCAGGCAAAAAAGGCTCAGGCAACTACAACGACGCTGTCGCCTTAATGAATTTCCTAGTGCTACACGCCGAAGCTTTACAGATTGAAAGCGTACACGACTACTTCCCTGACCCGTTCGGTCGAGGCTGGAAATGTGACCGTGAAGCCTGGATGGTATACGACAAAGCCACCATCGGGTCTGCTCCTGCTGGCGACTGGATTCACATTGAAATTTCTCCCCTTCACGCCAAGAACGCCCTGTTCTATAAGGAGTTCTTTGCCAACCTCGCGACGGCATCGGGAGAAAGTCCTTCTCCGCTAACTCCCGGTGCTGGCGCACCTGCCCCCGCACGAGGCCCTTTAGTGTTTGCGTATCCTGGGAAACCATTGAAGATCGGTTCCAAAGGGGACGCTGTGAAACTCGTCCAGGCAGTCGTTGGCGGTGTGATTACCGATGGCGATTTTGGGAAGAAGACTGACCACCGTGTCAAAGAATGGCAGTTTGCTCACAACATGGCAGCCGACGGTGTCGTCGGGCCTGTCTCGTGGAAGGCTATGTTCGGCTGATGGAAGCGGTAGTGGTCGCTGTTGTTACAGGTGTGTTCGCTGTACTAGCCATCCTCGTTGAGAAGGGTCGCAAAGAGAACAAACGTGACCACGGAAACGTCATGGATCGACTAGACCTCGTTTCATCAGAAATACGCAAAGACATTCGCCAAGTGCGATATGAACTCAGCGATCATGTGAATGGGCCAGCCCACAACACAAAGCCTGTTGTTCCTGCTAAAATCCCATTGAAGAAACGACCGAAGGCTGGATAGCCAGTAGGAACTCTGAGGAGCATCTATGGCAAACGAAGCGACAGCCGAACTTTACACAAGGCAAAGCGGGCTTAACAAAGCCAAACTTAAGACTGACTACGATCAGTATTTGGCTGATCTTGCTAGGCAATACGGTCTTTCGACAAAACAGTTAGATACCAACCTTGAATCCCGTGGCATTTTGCGTTCAGGGGAAGCAGGAGAGTCCCGTACTCAATTAAGTGCAGCCGAAGAAGCAGCACGATTAACCGCAAAAAGTGATTACGATTACAACACAGCAACCGAAGACGTTGACCTTATGACTCGTCTTGCTGGTCTTCAAGCAGGTAGTGCTGGCTC